TACTTCGCCTAGTGTGAGTGAGTGCTTACTATGGGGGGGAGGGGGTGGGTGAGTAGAGAGAATATTGATGTAGCCTCCCCCGTACTCGAAAAGCTAAATCAGACTGTTTGACACAACGAAGCTAGATTGATTAGGTGAGAAGACAAATAGGAAAGTCACCCGAAGAAAAAAGGGTAATTCCCTAGATAGGGAGAGCCTCTCGTTTATCTAAGTTAGTGATGGCTGTCAGTCCTATCACTCCACGCTACTTGCCCTGTTCAAGTTGTTGCCAGCGATGTCACATCGTTAAGCAAGCCCTACTAGAAGCCACATGGTTCACTACGTTTATCCTACTTGGTCGGCTCAACCGCATAGAGGGGTGGGTGATGCCCCCGTTGTCTGCACTATACAAGATTCCTATTCTGATGTAAAGTAATCGCTAACTTCCCTCCTGTGGACAAAAGATGAATGCTATTGACGCTTTACCTGACAAACTGAAAAAGCCTAGAGGCCGTCCTCCCAAGCCTGTAGCTGTTGCTATTCCCAAACCTATGACTATGGCTCGTTATGCCGATAGTCCTCCTGCCCTACTCCCTAAGACTGAACTTCAGCGAGTCAAAGAACTCAAAGAACTCCTGATAAACAGTGCTGGTTCTAACGTTGTCCACAAGGCAGTTGAGATTGCCATGAATGACGAACACCCTGCTCAGATGGCAGCAATCAAACTCTGTATGGACAGAATGCTCCCTGTCTCCCTGTTTGAAAAAGAAGGAAAACAGAGATCAGCAGTTAACATAACTATTTCAGGTATTGGTGGCGTGTCCATTGGTGACAATACAGTTGATGCTGAAGACATAGAAAGCAAAGATGTCTGACCTTAACTTCAGTCTCCTCCCTTGGCAACAAGAAGTCTTTGCTGACAAAACAAGGTTTAAAGTCATTGCCGCTGGTCGCCGTTGCGGTAAGTCACGCCTCTCAGCCATCACCCTCCTGATCGAAGGACTGCAATGTAGTGCAGGGTCGGCAGTGCTTTATGTTGCACCGACCAACGGACAGGCGCGGCAGATCATCTGGGACGTACTGATGGAGTTGGGTAGGGATGTCATCCAAGCCAGTCACATCAATAACATGGACATCACCCTGATAAATGGAGCCAAAATCTATGTTAGAGGTGCAGATCGCCCAGATACTCTGCGAGGAGTGTCGCTCACCTATGCTGTGCTTGACGAGGTTGCCGACATCAAACCAGAAGCATGGGAGCAGGTTATTCGTGCTTCGTTGTCAGACAAAAAGGGTCGGGCAATGTTCATCGGAACTCCCAAGGGTCGTAACTTTTTCTATGACGTATTTAAACTCGGAAACTCAGAAGAAGACCCAGATTGGAAATCTTGGCACTTCACAACCAAAGATAACCCCCTGATCGACCCAACTGAGATCGAATCTGCCAAGAAAACCCTGTCCTCCTTTGCTTTCAAGCAGGAATACCTTGCCTCCTTTGACAACGCTGGTTCTGATGTTTTCAAGGAAGAATGGCTGAAATACGGTGTTGAGCCTGACTATGGTAGCTACTACATTGCTGTTGACTTGGCTGGTTTTGAGGAAGTTGCCAAACAAGCGGCTAACTCCAAGAAGCGGCTAGACCAGACTGCCATTGCTGTGGTCAAGGTGACAGACGAGGGTAAATGGTTTGTGAAAGAGATTGTTTATGGACGATGGGACATTCGGGAGACTGCCGCCACCATTTTGCTGAAGATTCGGGAATACAGGCCACTTTCCATAGGAATTGAGAAGGGTGCGCTAAAAAACGCAGTTTTGCCGTATTTGAGTGACTTGATGCGGAAGAATAATGTATATTCGCACATAGTTGACTTGACCCACGGTAATCGTAAAAAAACCGACCGTATCATTTGGTCACTTCAAGGACGGTTTGAGCATGGCAGGATTGTGCTGAACTCCGAGGAGGATTGGGACGAATTTAAAGATCAACTTCTTCTCTTCCCATCCCAAGGTGTGCATGATGACCTACCTGATGCCCTATCGTACATTGACCAACTGGCTGTCACCTCATACTTCCAAGATGACCAAGAAGATGAGTGGGAGCCTCTAGACGTAATTTCGGGGATATAAATGGCAGATCAAGAAGGTCTTTTTGGTGTTGCAAAGCAAATAGTTCCTTCTTCAGCAAGGTTCTATACCCAAACTATGTTTGGAGATAAAACAAAACCTTTGACACAAAACGATTTAACTCCAGAAGAACTGAAATATCTTAATGATGTTATCCAAGCTTCAAGAGTAAGACTTCAACAAAAAATTGAAATAATTAAAAATGCAAAAAAGTTTTCGGATTTGCCAGCAGAAGTGCAAAACCAAACAATGGCAAGAGTAGGGGCTAGACAAATTTTAGATGCAAAATCTCCTGAAGAAGCAAATCTACAAGGAAAAAAATTAACTGATTACTTTAAAAATGCTTTAGAAGATGCAAAAGCAAAAGCATTGTTTAATGAGCAACAAATACAACAAGGTTTAGGAAATGTTCAATATGAAGATTATGATAAAAACAATCCTATAAAAAATACATTAGGTAGGTTCACTTATAAAATAAATCCTGATGGCTCAATAAAAGTTTCAGATTTTTATGACTTTGTAAATCCAGCAAGAGAATATAGCGTTGAAGAATTTGGGAAAATGAGCACAACAGAAAAAATATTAACTCTTGCTAAAACAGGTGTTCAAAATATTGGGTCTAAAGATTACCTAAAAGGAATGGCTGGAAAAGTTGGTGAAGCGTTTTTGGGAGCAGAAGGTAGACCAATAAATATAACTTATAACCCTAGTATGCTTCCGCAACAAAATACTGCTATTGAACAACAACCCATGTACACTGACCCATTTGGAAATACAATCGGTTCATCTATAAGGTAACAGTATGGCAACAGACAAACAAGTGAAGTTAGAACAGAACCAGTTTTATCAGCCAACAGAGGCTGACAAGGAAATCACTGCATTTGTTGTTGACCACTGCCAACGCTGGCGTGATTACCGTGATGTCAACTTCCTACCCGACTGGCTAGAGTACGAACGCATCTTCCGTGGTCAATGGGCTTCTGAAGACAAGACTCGTGAATCAGAGCGTAGCCGTATCGTCACCCCCGCTACCCAACAAGCCGTAGAAACCCGCCATGCTGAGATCATGGAAGCTATCTTTGGTCAGGGCGAATTCTTCGATATTCAAGATGACATCAAGGATATTGACGGTAATCCATTAGACGTTGAAGCTATCAAGGCTCAACTGATGGAAGATTTTAAGAAAGACAAAATCAGAAAATCTATCGACCAGATCGAGTTGATGGCTGAAATCTATGGAACAGGTATTGGCGAGATCATCGTCAAGACTGAGAAAGAATATATCCCTACAACTCGTGCCATCCCTAACCAAACAGGTCAGGCGGCTATTGGTGTGACTGAAACTAACCGCATTGCGGTCAAGATTGTTCCTGTTAACCCCAAGAACTTCTTGTTTGACCCTAATGGGACAAGCATTGATGATTGTATGGGTGTGGCAATCGAGAAATACGTTTCAATTCACAAGGTTGTTGAAGGTATTGAACGTGGAATCTACCGCAAGGTTGACATTACCCCAACCTATGAAGACACTGACCTTGAGCCAACCCAAGAGGTTAGCCAATATCAGGACGAAAAGGTGCTTTTGCTGACCTATTACGGTCTTGTTCCTCGTGAATACCTGAACAACTTAGAAGAAAACAAAGAAATTGTTGAGTTGTTCCCTGAAAACTCAGCCGCTGAAGACTACACAGACATGGTTGAGGCCATTGTGGTCATTGCCAACGATGGTTTGCTCCTCAAAGCTGAAGAAAACCCCTACATGATGAAAGATCGTCCAGTCTTGAGCTATCAAGATGACACGATTCCTAACCGTTTGTTGGGTCGGGGTACGGTTGAAAAGGCTTTCAATATGCAAAAAGCTATTGATGCCCAGACTCGTAGCCATTTAGACTCTTTGGCGCTGACTACTAGCCCCATGATTGCGATGGATGCAACTCGCTTGCCTCGTGGTGCTAAGTTTGAGGTCAAGCCCGGAAAAGCTATCCTTGTAAACGGCTCTCCAACAGAGATTTTGATGCCATTTAAGTTTGGCGAGACAGACCCTAACAACTTGGCAACCGCCAAAGAGTTTGAGCGTATGTTGTTGCAAGCTACTGGCACTCTTGATTCACAGGGTATGGTTAGTAACGCTGCTCGTGATGGTGATGGAATGTCTATGGCTGTTGCCACCATCATCAAGAAATACAAGCGCACACTGGTTAACTTCCAAGAAGACTTCCTGATTCCATTCATCAAGAAGGCTGCTTTCCGCTATATGCAGTTTGACCCAGAGCGTTACCCCTCTGTGGACATGAACTTTATCCCGACTGCCACTTTGGGCATCATTGCTCGTG